TGAATAAACAGTTGAACATTAAGGGTAAGGAAATCAACAAGGCGAACACGAATAAGAAGGTTCGCAATGGTGTTGAATTCAAACTCAAGCAGGTGAAGGGACTTACGAATGCCGACATTCAAGAGTTTATGAAGAAATGGGATACATCCAAGAACAAGACGATTTTCAATCAGGCTCGTAAGAGAGGTGAGGGTCGCATCAAGGGTAAAAAGGTGAAAAATGAGAGAAACAAACCCAAAGAAGAGAACAACTTCAATGCTTCTGCTGCTATAAATCAGTTGAATTTGGCACCCACTAAAAATAAGCTCATGAAGAAAGCGAAAGATGAGGTTGGTCGATTCGCTGGTCGCATCGGTAAATGGGATCCCGCTATTAAGAATGCAAAGAGTAACGCAACTCTCGTAAACTTGGAGAAACAATTGAACAAAAAGATTGAACTTCGTAAAGAAATCCAGATGAGTAAGATTGGACCAATCAAAAAGCGTGGTCACCTCGAAAAGGTTATGCAACTAAAGAACAATGTGGGTCAGAGGCGTAAAATCTTTGAGGAACAATTGACAAACCTGGCACAAAATGCAAAGAAAAAAGAACTTTCAAAATACATCGTGGGTCTGAACATTCCAGCTGAAAATAAGAGTAGGTATGTTAAACAAACGAATAAACCTGGAGCGAACTTAAACCTGATCCGTGCATCAGCGAACAAACAGGTGAATCAAAAGATTTCCAATGCTTCAAAGTCCCTGGTTTCGGGAGCCATTAGTAAGATTCAAGCGAAGGAAAATAAGAACATTGCTAATGCGTCAAAATCTCTAGTGTCTGGTGCCATTGAGCAAGTGAAGAAGAAGGATGAGGCTGCCACTAAGATCCAAGCTGCTGTCAGGGGTAAGAAGAACCGTAATGCTGCTATGAACAAAAAGCGTGCGGAGTTTACAGAACTTGCGAAGAAGACGAAGACAAACTTCAGCAAGAACATTGCTGCTATGAAGAATATGAAAAATGCGTTCAAGTTGAGGGGTCGGATTGAGGGTGCTGTTCGTAAGAATAAGTCTGCCGAAAACGCGAAAGCTTTGGGTGGTAAGGCGAGAGTCAATCCATTATTTGAGGAAGTTACCCCCAAGCCTCCAAATGCACCCAAACCTAACAAGCCTTCGTTCAGGGCCATCGTCCAGAAAAACAAGGAAAGGAGGGTTATGAATGCAGTCAAATTGGCTGGGAAAAAGGTGGAACTTTCTCGTGCTTCTGGCCCCGACCGTGTCAAGATGGCGAGGAACCTGGCACCAAAGACTCAAGAGAATGTCAAGAAGGTTGCCAATGCTGTGAAGGTGTTCAACCGTCAAAGTGCAACGAGTGCTATAAATCGTCTCAAGAAGTTGACACCGGCTGAAAAGACTCAGTACAAGGGTAAAATAGGTCGAGCCAGTACAAAGAATGAGATTAGAGACATTCAAGAGAGTGCAGTGAGAGTGGACGCTCGCAAAAAGTTTGAAGAGGACAAGAAGAAGGAGGAAGAGCGCAAGAAAAAGGCTAATGTGGAAGCTGAGCGAGTACGAAAACTCAGTGAGAAAAAGAAGATTCGTGAAGCCGCTGAGAAGTCTGCCGCGTCGGCGAAGAAAATGCTCACGGAGACTGATAAGATGAAGGCGAAAGCCAAGGCTGACAAGGCTTTCAATGACAAGCTTGCTGAAAAGAGGCGACTTTTGAGAGAAAGAGAAGCTAAGTCGGAACCCAAAAAGCGAAAATCCAAGAAAAAATAATGAACATTGACGACGATTGCACCGTAGTGACAGATATGCCTCTCAGTGATGAAGTTGCTGACTTTATCGAAGCTGGTCTTCATAGAGGAATGACGAAAGAGGATGTGGAGGAATGGTGTGACAACAATTTAGATGAACTTGCAAGTATATATGAGAAGTATCGGAGTACGTACTTGTCATATGGACAGGCAGATATGACTCTATTTTTCGCACAGACGATTTATGAGAGAGATGATATGGGAGATATGATTAGTCAGTTTGTAGCCTTTCAATAATTACAATTTAAAGAAATAATCGTCCTTTAATTTAATGGGTAGTTGTGATGTGTGTTGTGAAAAATTAAACAAGATAAATCACAAAGAAGTCAAGTGTCCTTTTTGTGATTTAACAAGTTGTCGTTCATGTTCTCAGAGATACATCCTGGAATCTTTTGAAGACCCACATTGTATGGGATGTAAGACTCCTTGGAATCGTGAATTTGTAGCTTCATTCTGTACCAGGTATTTACGAAATACCAAACTAAAACGTCACCGAGAAGATGTTCTGTTTGAGAGAGAGAAGTCTCTCATGCCAGAGACACAACCCGAAGTTGAGCGAGTAATACAAATGCGTAGAATTCGTACTATCATCCGACAACAAAAGGAAAAGCTTATGGAACTTCATGCAAGACATAGGGTATTTGAATTAGAGGGCCCTATACCCCGTGAAATCCAAGTGCTTTACAGGGAAATGGAGGGTACATATAGACATTTAGACCAGTTACGAAACGGTGGATCATTTATGGATTCTGAACCAAGGCGTTTTATACGTCAGTGTCCAAGAGAAGAATGTAAAGGTTTTCTGAATGAAGAATGGTACTGTGGTTTATGTGAATGTAAATACTGTAAAGAGTGTAATGATGCATTGGTGCCAGATCATGTGTGCAACCCTGAAACTGTAAAAACGATGAAACTTCTCAATAAAGATAGTAAGTCGTGTCCCAAATGTGGTACAGTCATCCACAAGACGAGTGGGTGTGCTCAGATGTGGTGTATTTCATGTCACACAGCTTTCAATTGGCGCACCGGTGAAATTGAGACTGGTCGAATACACAACCCACACTTCATAGAGTTTAAGAAAAAGACGATGATGTCTCGAGAACATGGAGATATTCCATGTGGTGGTACCCCTTCATTTAGAGAATTACGTGAAATGGGTGCCACAAATGAGATACTCCAATATTCATTATTTGTACATCAAATAGAACGAGAATTGGTGTATATAGATACGCGACCGATAGACAATACCCAAATACGAGTTGTCTACATGTTGAACGATATTACCGAATATGAGTTCAAACATTATTTACAGCGTCAAGAGAAGTACGTGGAAAAAAATCGAGATCTTTCAAACATTTTTGAAATGCTCGCCAATACAGGTGGAGATTTTCTTAGACAGTATGTTCTTGAACCAGAACGACATGATGAAATCATCGATCTTTTACAGAAGATTGTGGACTATGGAAATGAAATTTTCGATTCAATCCGTAAACGCTATAATTGTCGACTTCCCAGAAATATTTATGTGTGAGTACATTAGGATGTTACTTTTGTTGTTCATCATCATTATCGTCATCTACATATTACCCAGATACAGAAGCCCTAAGGTGTTCAAAAACTTTTTGACTGATGATGAATGTCGGCATGTAATACAGAAAGCAAAGGGTGATTTGGGAACATCATCTGTGACAAATGAAAAAAAGGTGGATGAATCGATTCGTAAAAGTGAGACAGCATGGTTGGACAAAGAGGATCCTATTGTCCGAGATATTATGAACAGATGTCTCGCATATACGGATCGACCATTCGTGAATTGTGAACAGTTACAGGTGCTTCGATATGAACCTGGTGGATTTTATAAACCTCACCAAGATGCATTTGAAAATGATAAGAATATGAGAATGTACACATTCATTTTGGCACTGAATGATGACTATGAAGGTGGTGAAACTATATTTCCAAACTTGAACAAAGAGTACAAACTCGAGAAGGGTGATGCCCTTTTTTTCGATACTCTCGACAACTATGAGTTTATGACATCCAAGGCTTTACATGGTGGGAAACCTGTAAAGTCTGGGGAGAAATGGATATGTAATTTGTGGGTCAGGAAATATCCTTATGGCTGAACTTCACCACGGTCAATGAGCTTCTTACGGTTCTCCAAGTGAAGTCCCTCGACGAGAGCCTTGTTTTCGGCACCATAGGGTACCGCGTAGCCCTCATCACAGAGCCACTTGTTCACATTGGTCCAGGTGCCATCTTCACATACCCAAACCTCGGCGAGAACGCGACCAAACTTACCCCTAGAGTCAGCCTCCGGGCACCTGAGTTCGATTTCTACATCATCCTTCTCAGATGCAACCGCCTTCAGACACCATTCCTTGAGCTTCTTTTTGGAGAGGAGACCGAACTTCTTCTCTTCGAGGTCGCGGGTTCTGGACTCT